CACGGCTGTGGCTGTTTGCAAAATCTTTCCAATTTGATACTGCTCTGTTAATTCTTTAGCCTCTTGAACGTAGGTATTAAGCAATGTCTTGAGGTTGGGAGCGTCCTGCACCATTTCCATAGACAATGGCAAAGCACCACGATAAGTGAGTGCCTTATAATCAACACTCTTCAAAACTGCCTTTGCGATTTCAGGGTTTACAGCTCGTTCTTCGGCTGTCGTCAAACGTGCCGTATTCTTTTGTAGAATTGGCAGTGAACCCATACCTGATGTGACTGATACACGGTTGATAACGGCTGACAAATTACGAACATCAGTCGGCACTTTTTGAATATCCAAAATCTCTTTTGGAATTACAACGCCTGCTTCTGTGGTAGTGATTGCATTTGCTCGCTTTTCACCAGTCTTTAGGTAGTGCATGAAGTCACGTACTTCTGTGGTCTCTTGTTCTTGGTTCAATTTAATTTCCATGTTTTCTCGTCCTTTCAAACTGCGTTCTTCTTGTAAATCTGGATCATCATCTCGTGTGTTGTCATCAGTTGAATCATCTGACAAACCTTGTGCCTTTTTAACGGCACCTAATTGGGCTTGCAAGTCATCAATTTGTTTCTGCAAATCATCAACACTGGCTACACCCTTTTGAACATCAGCCGTATCAGAATCATCTGACATTGCCAATGCTCGTACCTCTTTAACTTTGGAAGCCTTTTGGGCTTTTAAGCCACTCAATTGGGCTTCAATTTCACTAACTTTCATCCTTGTATCTCCTATTCGTAAGTTGTAAGCACTGCCAAAGCCTTAGCCTTGACCTCACTCTGTTTCAGGTTCTCAAGCGCTCTTGTGACATTCACAGTAGTGTCCTGATAAGCAGGCATAGTCACTACTGATACTTCATATAAAGCACCTATTTTTTCAATAACACGTTCTGGTGTTTGGTCTGCACCTCTATCCCAATCATCAGCATCAACTGTGAAACCAAAGCTCATGCCTTTCAAATTACCAGCACGGATATTGGTGTAAACGTCTTTCCCTAACGTGGTATTGGGGATATCTAAAATGAAATGCAAGCCTTTTTTATCAATATCAAGTTTTAAGGTATTTGCTGACGTTCTGCCTAATACATTCGCAAAATTATGATCGTATAACGCTACTACGTCACTAAAATCAACATCATCAAAAGCGTTGGGGTCAACACGTTCAATAAATCCACCTAGATTTTGACTTGGTTCATTAAAGACAACGGCATACCCACCTATCTGACCAATAAAGTCATCACTAGCGGTATCACGCACTTCTAACCCTTTAATATCAAAGGTTCGTGTCTCTCTATCGTTCATAAATTGATAACCCCCTTGTCAACGAGAATTTTTTGCGCCTGAGAGGCTTCTAGTATGCCCTTATCCACAAAATTCAATAAATCTTGCTTCAAAGCGGCGTTTGAATAATCCAAAATGCTATTTAAATCTAAAGAAATATCATCACTAAATTTTAGTTGAATTTCACTAATGAGCGGTTCAATATAGCGGTTCAAACTGTTTAAATACATGTTTTGAATCATCTTCAAAGAACTTTGTTGATCTCCCTGACCATTCAAATAGCTATCTGGTACGCCAAATGCTTTGCTAATTTGTTGCCTTTGATATGTTGCACTATTTAAATATTTGGCTATATCCGCATTGATTGAGATACTTTGGAAGTCTGCACTCTGATCTAATACCAAAGTACGACCTGCATTACTTCCTGTGTTAGCTTTTTCAAACTCTTTACGGACGTTCTCTTTGGCTTCTGGACTAACAACCGCATCAGGTATTTTAATCAGTGATGTTGGATTGATAGCCCGTGCCAATGTAGCCATTGAAAGCCTGTCGGCTTGCTCCTGCTGTTGTACCTCATTCACAAGGCTTTCCAGTGGACTATGACCAACCAGCTCACCACCATTGACACCGTGTGCCATGATTTTAAAGTGAAGCACGCTTTTTGCTTTGTACGTGCCACCTTGATAATCGCCAAAAGGTGTAATTTGATAACTCAAGACATCATTTGTTAAATCAAGCATGACGTTCTGGTTTGGAATATATCGCAATTCTTTACCATCAATCACCACAAAAGCATTACCTGATAACAAAATTTCTAAAATGACTGTCTGCCAAAAGTTGTATCGACTTGTGAGATGACTGGGATTATTCAAAACATTCAAAGCATTCTGATTTGTTCCAATATAAATTGCTCCCGCAATGTCGGCACTTATTAAACTAACAACGCTGTATATATCGCTATTTCGCAATGCAACATCAGCACTAATAAGGTCATTAGGGACAATATTTGTCCCACTATCTGCAAAAATAAAAGGCATGTAATTACTAGGTGTAATCATCTGCCTTGTTTCAAATGGATTTTTAATACTCATGGATTAGCCCCCTTTGGTACTAAGATATAAGCCAAAACAAACAGCCCAATCCCGACTATCAGGAAGCCCAACGGTTTAAATATCATAAATGCACTGATTGTGATTGATATAATACCCAATACAATCAGGGCAAATGGTACATAAGTCATCATCTTTTTCATTGGCTCTCCTTTCTAAAATTTAAACTCATTCATGAAATAATCATTGACTTCATCTGCGTTCATACCAGCAAATGGGCTTTTGTTCTTCTCATCAGGCGCATTCGTAAATGACGTGAAGTAAAACATACCCTCAAATAAGGCGTTGACAATGGCATCAGCTACATCAATCTTTGCACTGTTGGTGTTCTTATCAATCTTGATACCATTGTTATCTTGTACAATAACCGCATTAGATAAAGCACCAAACATGGCGCTATCATCAAGCATGGTTATTTGTGACTTGATAAACGCTGCTTGTAAGAACTTTGTGGGTTCGTTTAATGACTTGATACCCTGACGAACCGGAATAATCAGATACTCGTTTTTGACTTCATCTAGTCGCCTAATAAACGTCCCTGTTCCCCACTGGTCATACAAGATAGCCTTAACATTGAGATCATATTTTTCAATGAACGATAACATATAATTAAATACCTCATCTTCATCAATCAACCCAAATCTGTCACGAGTAATTGTCGCAAAGCCCTTACTTTCAACATCTCGATAGTTGATGCCGTCACGCTGTTCTTTGGCTTCAATCGTTCCCAACTTAGCCAATGGAATAAATGAGTGCTGGTACAAGTGATATTTTTGGTTGCCTGAATCGTCTGTGTAAGGGAATACAAAGGCTACCGCTGTATCATCATTTGTCTGGCTATAATCAAACCCAATGTAGACATCTCTGCCTTGCATATTGAACGTTGGAATAATTGCCTGTGTAAGCAAATCAACTGGTAGAAACGCATTCTCTTTTGCATTCTGCCATCTGTTCATGTTCTTAGTGAGAAAATCAGGTAAGCGTCCTTGTGAGTTCAATTCATCTCGTTCAGCCGTCATTTTTGGTATTGCTGACTTGCGTTTACTCTCCAATTCAAACAATGGATTAGACTTCTGCCAAATGCTTGGATCTCCAAAGGCTTCATCATCATTGTCTTGCTCCCATGCTAGAAACAGAATATTATCAATCTCACACCACGTCTTTTGCGCCATATATGAGCTATACCGCTTATAGTCTGCAAACATTGGACTGCGCACATCTGTCCCACTGGTACTAATAAATATCGTTTGTGAATACGGTAGGAACGTTTGCCCTGATGTAATTGAGTTGATAAACGAACGGTCTTTGAATAAGTGGTACTCATCAACCACAGCATAACTAAAATGACCAATACCATCACTAGTCGTACTTGATGATGCGCTTAATTTACGCATGGTAGTAGACTGGCTTTTAATCCGCATCTCACGTTGGTTGTACTCGATACCCCACTGCTTAGCCATCTTAGAAAATGTACCACTCGCTAAGTTAGCCCATTGACTAGACATGTATTTAAACAAGGCATCAGCATGAGCTGTATCAGCACTAGCAACCGCTAACTGTCTGTTGGTTTTAGGTTGCCCAAATAAGAAATTAAACAGGCTTATCAACGCCATCACGGCTGTTTTACCATTTGCACGCGCCATTGATATAATCGCTCTATCAAAGCGCTTACCGCCTGTTTCAGGCTCTTTCCAACCCTCTAACAAACCAACAATAAACGCTTCATACGGACTGATTTTAAACGGCTCATGTGTCTCTAAATCAACCAATAACGTACTAAACTTGACAATCTTATCCGTTCGTTCTGCATCATAAGCATAGTGAAATTTTGGATCACTTTTAATCCGTTGCAAATCTGATAAATGACGTTCACATGCTAGTTTGATTTTCTCGCCTGCAATGATATGACCAGTCAAGACACCAACGGCATATTTGATGGTAGGTTCATCAATCCCATATTCATTGATAACATCTTGATATTGTTCAATCATGTTGTACCACCAAACATATCAGCAATGGCATCAGCACTCAAAGAGTCGTCATCACTACTTGCCATATCAATCAAGGTTGCACGAGAACTTGGGCTTAATCCTAATTCACCACCCAATGACTTTACTTTACCAGTAGCATCATTCAAAATAGCTGTTGCTGGATTCTTAATATACTTACCGTCATTTTGATACATCACGCCAACACTCTTAATTGATTCATAGGCTTCACGCATAGCACTATAATTGATACAAAACGCTTCCAGTGTTGATTTGTCCGCTACTGTGATATAACCAGTTTTATTTAATTCAGGGACTAAAGTTGTCCATAATCGACTTGCTACACCAGTTAGATACTTAGGTGGTGTTTTAGGAAGTTTATTCATATCTGCATTGGCTTGCTTCAACGCTTCGGTTCGTTGACGCTGGTAAGCACGATCGGACTCATCAATTGTAAGTTTTGCTTTTCTAGGCATTCGCTACCTCCTAACTTTTTATTTTATGTACTGAAAGATTGCGTTGGTACAAATATGGTGGTATGCTGAAGCTATAAAGCATACCAATTCAGCGCCTCACAAGGGCGCTTTTTATTTGTCCTGCCTTAAAACGAAAAAATAACTGCTTTTTTCATCAAGGAAGGCTCCAACGCAATCGTTCAATGCCCGTTTAAAGTCACGGGGGACTAAAGATGAAATATTTTCCCACCCACCACAGAATAATAGTGAATGACGAAACACTAAAGAAATGAAAATCTTCACGTACCCACCCGACCAACCATGTACGTAATATAAAAAGGACTGAACTTAATCAATCCTTTAATGCATTTATCCACCACTCACGGCTCAAATGTCTTAGTCTATTGTCTTCAATCTTATTTTCAATCGCTGTCTTATGATTATGATGCGCTCGATTAAGTAACCATAGATTATCCATGTCATATTGTTCTGCTTTAGTATCAAGCAAACGTCTAGGCACAATATGGTCAACAATCAATTCGCCTGTATCATAACCACGACCATCAATGGCATCAACATACATATCACGTTGCTTAATATACTGACTAATCTTAGTCCATTGCTTCGTATGATAGAACTCATGTCCCAACTCTGGTCTGATCGTCTCGTCATATTTAATCCTATCGTGACGACCTCTCAAAGTTTTAGAGTTTAAATCCTTTTCAGCATCACGCTCTAAATGATAGGCGTTCATGCGTTTGTTGTAATGCTTATCACAGAACGAAAATCCTATTTTGATAAGCTCTCTGCACCCTATCTCGGCACATCTATGTAATCGCACAGTAATCCTCCCAGCGCAATAAAAAAGAGAATGCATTACTGCAATCCCTCATTTCACTGTATCAACTGAAATATCTTATACTACTATATTAACACTAAAAACAGGGTAAATAGTCTCACAAATAGTCTCACAAAAAGTATCACAAAAGTATCACGGCTCTAAACAGTTGATGTGAGTGGGTTTATGACCAATCACTGGCATGCTTTTTATACTTTGCTTCTTCAATTTCAAATAATTCTTCGGACTCATCAAGTTCACTTTTCTGTTTATCCAACTTAGCCAACAATTTATTTTGATCTTCTGGACTTAGAAAATGACCACCCGATAAATTGTCTATATCATAACCAAGTATTTTGATAATACCCTCCGCTAGGTCTGCTCTATAATCAGCATGTTTCCACGCTTTTTCATTGAACTTAGCATAATAATTTAAAAATTTATTGTGATGGCTCAAGAAACCAGATGCATAGCGAAGCCATTTAATCTGCCACCGTTGCCAAATGATATACATAACTAGGACAAAAAATATAATCAATACCAGCAAACTCATCATTATCACTCAACCTCCTGACCATGCTTATAAGTGCCTTTTCTTATTTCATTTAAAAATTTCTCTTTCGCATGTTCTGATGTTAAAATAGCTTTTCCATTTTGTACTTTTAAAATTTGTTCACCACATAAATTATTGATGTAACGAACGTCTTTCATTGTTATATTAATAGGTTTCATTGTTTATTCTCCATCTTCATAAATTGCCATGTAATTTTGGGCAGGTACTATAATAATCTTGCCATCACTTAGTGTTATTTTATAAACGTCAAAATGTCTGCGTTCATAGTCAATTGAAAAGTGATCTGATTCAATAAAAGTAATATCAATAACTTTGTTGAAGCCAACTGATATTTGGCCAACCAAATTGATCCCTTGATCTGTAATATATCCTAATGCTTTAATTTTCATTTTTTCTCCTAATGTTCCCAAGTAGTGACACCTGTGACAGCAAATGACACGTAGGTGTCACTGCCTTAAGGCTTGCTAGTAAAGGCTTTCGCTACACCTGTGACACCTGTGACACCTATTTTTCTTACCGACATATATACCGAGACTATACATAACTAATATTTAAGTTTTTTTTTTATAAATAGGTGTCACAGGTGTCACTAATGCATCGTAACCATTGATAATAGTGATTTTGTACGGTGACACCTACGTGTCACTTAGGTGTCACTTGCTGTCACTCTTTTCCAACCTCGTCCACTGTTTAATCTTTTTCGGTCCCACTCCAGCTTATTATTCATGATATTGGTTATCTGTTTAGATATATTTTGGTTCCTTACTAAATCAATATTATTTAGTTGTGCCTCAGCAATATCAGAACTAGTTACCCAATCCAAATCTGTGTGTTCTAAAAACTCGTTTATCAAATTTTCTAACTCATCAACATAAACAAATTTTTCCCTGTGCTGTTGGAGTGACTCACTCTGTTCAAGTGTCGGATACTTAATACCATTTTCTTTGTACTTATAGACCATTTCTCCCCAAAATTGATCTACCTCTGCTTGTGTTAAATCCTTATATGGGTGTTTAACCTGATTTTTTCGTTTAGATAATATTGGAAGATACCGCCTGTTTCCGGTTTTATCTTTCAAATAATCAACCTGATTTGACGTTCTTGCAATTACAAAATGCTTTGCGTGTTTCACGGTTTTATGTGCATATGGAGCTCTATATTCCAGCGTTTCAGTTGATAAAAATCTTTTTAAAACATCAAATCGACTGTCATTAGTGGCTTGCATTTCATCATCATTGACAATCAAAGCACGTTGCATCTTAGCGTATTCATCTTTGTCTTTAAAATTCTGTATTGTATCTACATAAAAGTCACCACCGAGCTTTTTGAGTAAAGTTGTTTTTCCAGTTCCTTGATCACCAACTAGGTCAAGAGAAAAATCAAACTTCGTAAATGGATTGAATGCCTTTGCCACTGCTCCTATGAAAAAAATTTCGGTTATCAATGTTGTAATATCTGTTTTTTCTGCCCCTAGATATTCAGGTAAAAATGTACTAGACCGTTCAACTTTGTCCCACTTTTTTTCAGATTCGTTAAAATAATCTATCATGGGGTTGAACTTGTTTTCCTCCAATTGGGACACATAAGATATTGCCTCATATATTTTGGCGCTATCTGTTGTAAAATGATAGCTTCGTTCAAGATAGTTTTTTATAAATGCAACATCAACATCTTTCAAATAACCCTTACTAATTACAGCACCATAAATTTTTATATCTCTGTCAACAATCTCTTCTTCTGTGAACACATTGAATTTGAAGGCATTTTTGAAAATAGAATCATATTGCAAAACAATGATTATATTATTTACAATGTTTCCTTTGATAATATCGTCTTTATTTCTTTGAAAATAGCTATACCAAACTGGCTCTTCTTCGAGTTTTTCAAATTGTTCCGTCATTTACTCCCCTTTTCTCTTCGTTGTTTTTCTCGTTCATAAGCACTTTTAAATGTTGTAAATAATTCTCTATCTGGAAGCGGAACAACTGACCTACTATTTATGAGTTTCACAATTTCATAAGCTATGTTTGGGTCAACGTTTATTCTTAATAAGTAGCCCGATACAGAAACGGCTTGATTGTTTCGTTCGCCCTCACTGAAACCATTTAAGACCATTTCCCAGCGTTCCTTAACAGAATACTTAGGTACTCGTCCAGACTGGGTATTACCACCTGTGGCAACGTTAGAAACCAGTTCAATCAACCAATCAGGCATCAGATTAGCATGTATAAAATCTTTTCCAAAATGTTCATAGCTCACTGGATTACCATCAATAGTTTTGAAGCTAGGCGCAACCGTAATTTTGTCTGTGATTATCTCCACACCATTTAATGGATTATGGTTAATCTTTTCCATATCAAACCCTTTAGGGATATAGTAAAAAATGTGAAAACCGTTACGTGGTGTCTTTTCAATCACTTCATCATCAAAGTTAGGTGTGATACCTGCTTTTTTAAGTGAAGCCAAACCATTCTTATTCGGTGTATGCCTGTCAATGTCTAGCACTACTAATCCAGTGTCAACAAGACTAATGCCAACATTTGAGTCATCACCATGTGCTTCAATTAACCGTTTTAGTTCCTTAATGTCATTAACAGAACTTAAATGGCCTCTTGAGCCTTTATAAGGAATACTTGTTTTTGGTTGCATCAAATATACTGATAAACCTTGCTCTACCAACTCATTGATCTTTGTGATATAATTTGAGTTGATAAATTTATTTTGAGTCTCTTGAACTTCGTCGCCAAACTTCTGTTCAGGAGCTTTTTTTGTGTTCTCTGTCATCTTTTACCACCCTTTGCATCTCCAATAGCCAAACCAGCTATGAATGCACAACAAATCAAAATTAGTAATGTTAAAACTTCACCAGTCCACTGCAAAATATTCATTTCTTTTCCTCCTGTAATAGCCAATCATTTAATTTGTCAAACGTTGATTGATGTACAATAGTTTGTTCACCACTCAATATTTTTGACATTGTTACATGGTTTATACCGCTCAACTTTGCCAATTCTTTTATGCTCAAACGTTTCAACGCCTTAGCAATCAATATCTTTTTGACAAACTTGCTTTCTAATGTTTTCATCTCTGCACCTCACTAACATTATGTTAATGATTATAGCACTAACACTTTGTTAATGTCAACCATTTCATTTACAAAACGTTAATAAAATGTTAGTATTTATATAATTAAAAAAGGAATTTTATATGACAAACAGACTAAAAGAGCTCAGAAATCGCAAAGGCCTTTCTATGAAAAAGCTTTCAGAAGATTTGGTTAAAAAAGGTTATTTCCCTAATATCACAGATGCCACCCTATCTAATTACGAAAACGAAAAACGTGAACCCAAACTAGAAACATGGCAAAAACTAGCCGATTATTTTGGTGTTGACGTAGCTTATTTACAAGGAGTTTCAAATATTAAAGATACAACCCTGCTCACTTTTGAAGACCTTTCTGAATTTATTAATAGTCCAGAATACAAAAATACAATTTCTGTTGATAACGATCAGGATCTATTAAAAGACATCAACAATAATCAATTAAATCTTTCTGTACATCTAGACGAGAATATCTTTTCAATCGAAGATAAAGACGCTTTAAAAAATGCTGTACTAAGTTTAAATGAGTTGGCTCTTTCACTTAACTCACCAGATTTTATCAAGTCTGATCGTGATTTGGACAGATTCAAAACTTTACTGAGCGCCATCAAGGCATCAAAAGAGATCATAATAGATAATAATGGCAAACAAAATAACATAACCAAGAGTTTAGAATACTTTTTAGAACAAATATCGAGTTTACAAAATAAATCAGATGATTAA